GCTCCACCAAATGATGATCCGGATACGGGCTTTTTTGTGTCTGTCGTTGTCCGAGGGCATCCGGCTAAATCCGATGATTATTGGTATACGTTTAGGTATACGATAGGATGTATACCTAAACGCGTATACCAATTCATGAAGGAGCGGCCACAGTGGCACGGACAACACGCCCCCTGACCAACACCGAAGTTCTGCGTACTAAGGCGTTAGAGAAGGATCTAACGCTACATGATGGTGATGGGCTTTTCCTGATAGTGAAAACCAGTGGGAAAAAGCTCTGGCGTTTCCGTTATCAACGTCCGGCAACAAAGCAGCGGACAATGATGGGACTCGGTGCCTTCCCCGCCCTTTCACTTGCTGATGCCCGAGGATTAAGAGCGGATTATCTTGCCTTATTAGCCAACGGAATTGACCCACAAATTCAAGCTGAAGCCGTAGAGGAAGAGCAAAAAATCGCTCTGGACAGTATTTTTTCGACAGTCGCCGCTAACTGGTTCCAGCTCAAAAGCAAAAGCGTTACTCCTGATTACGCAAAAGACATTTGGCGTTCACTGCAGAAAGATGTATTCCCTGCCATCGGTGAGATCCCTGTTCAGCAAATCAAAGCCCGTACATTGGTTGAAGCGCTTGAACCAATCAAAGCTCGTGGGGCGCTTGAGACTGTACGTCGACTGGTGCAGCGTATTAACGAGATAATGATTTATGCCGTAAACACTGGTCTGATTGATGCCAACCCTGCATCTGGTATTGGTATGGCATTTGAGAAGCCTAAAAAGCAAAACATGCCGACACTGCGGCCAGAAGAATTGCCGAAACTGATGCGTTCTTTAATCATGTCAAATCTGTCTGTTTCGACTCGCTGTCTTATTGAATGGCAACTCCTGACTCTTGTGCGCCCTTCTGAGGCCTCCGGTGCCAGGTGGACAGAGATCGATCTCGATACAAAGCTCTGGACGATTCCAGCCGAACGAATGAAGGCCAAGCGTGAGCACGTTGTTCCTCTATCTCCTCAGGCATTAGATATTCTAGAGGTTATGAAGCCTATTAGCGCACATCGAGAATATGTTTTTCCGAGTAGGAATAATCCAAAGCAGCCAATGAATAGCCAGACAGCTAATGCAGCCTTAAAGCGGATTGGATATGGGCAAAAATTAGTTGCTCATGGCTTGAGATCTATTGCAAGCACAGCAATGAATGAGGCTGGTTTTAACTCAGACGTTATCGAAACTGCACTTTCTCATGTTGACAAAGACGAAGTCCGCCGAGCATATAATCGTGCTTTGTACATTGAGCAACGTAAGGAACTCTTATCTTGGTGGGGTGCAATAATTACGAGTTCTAAATGACAATATTTAGCGAATATATTATAAGATTTACTGTTATAAATCGCTTATATAATCATGAAAGCCTTCTGTAGCGACTATAGGCTCATCTAGCAAATATTGTTTTGCAACATACAACGGAAAGAAATCAGAGGTGTAAAACTTATAAATATCCCATTGAACATAAAACCACAATAATAATAAAGAAAATATCGAGACTATATTCACTGCAGATATATGAAAACTCCAAAGTATACAAAACAAAAGAGAAAAAATAATCTCGGAGTTAATTACCTTAACACGAAGACAAGCCTTTTTATCTGTTATTTTGTTATCTATCTCCTTGATGAGAAAGAAATCATAGGCATCATTTCTTTTTAAACTCTTATATTTTTCATGAATTTTTGCAATATACCCATTAGAATTACCGATTAAAATCAATCGATTGAAAATAGAAAAATTTATTTTTTTATGCGAACTATTCAAAATCAAAGAAATGATGAGAGCTTGCATTAGTTGCAACATTGAAAGCCCTGACAACACGCCGCCCTGAAAATCAAAGACTTCCTTAAGCGATGTTTGGTTCAGAATATTGTAAATATCAACATTACCATTTTGATAAGTTAGCATAAAGAAAATTACCATGAACAATATCAAAAAACGATGTAGAGGATACTTACTAGTAAGATCCTCTATATATTTTTCTTGGACTTTTTTTGCTAACTCATCCATTAATACACCTGTATAAAATATACATCTCCGCAAGCTGGATCAAAAGCACCATATTCTATATAAGGCGCACCCAAAAACACCATTTCTTTTTCACCTTGAAAATAAGGGAAAACTTCTTGAAAATCTTCCTTTGAGGCAAATCTCAGCGTGCTTACCGAGTTATTAAAATTATTCTTCATTTTAGCAGAAAGATATTGTAAGTCCATCTCGGTGACTTTCACTCGATAAATTACGGGGTCTCCCAATTTCTTTCTTGTTATAACTCTATGGAAATCATTAGCTTTAGCTCTATTGAATTCAAATACCTCTGTGCGATCTGCTGTCAACGATATTTCTAACGAGCTATCACCAGAGTGATTCGATCTAATAATTGCCAGCATTTGATCTATGTCTCTTACAATAGCCCGATCACCATACCGCCGATTAACTGCCGGATCAGGATTTTCTAAAAGTTTTTGATAATCACGTGGAAGAACTTTTTGAGCAGCGATTTGCGCACGTTTAGTTTCCAAACTTTTACTGATAGTGTCAGCATTTTCAAGACCTGCTTGCTGTGCTTCTACTACAGCATTATTTATTGCATTTGAAACCCTTTCGACAACTTTTTTTGTAATTTCTTTCTTTGAGAAGAAGTCAATAATGTATCCGCCTTCTCTAGGAGGCTGTACCAACATTTCAACATCTTTATAGTAGTCATGGTGCATCTTGGCATATTTCCAAAGATTACCATGCCTTATGTCAAGATAAGCCCGGTCTAAGGCACTTTGCAAGTGACCTAAACTTTTAGAAAGAGTTCTTAGAGATACTTGGTGATCAGGTGCAATATCGCCATCAAAATGCAATTCAACAATCGCCACTTCACTTTGCTCCATGTGAAAAAACAATTCATCAAGAATAACATTTTATGTTCATACGAAGCCTAGATCTACCTCTTAAAACTAACTACCAATGATCAAACTGAATGCGATTGGAGAAAACTTTACTACAAATTTTTTATGTAATGTCGCGCGCAATGCTCTCCCCGCCACGCCTGCCCGCTTAATGGGCCGCTTTTAATGCAGGTGCAAAGATGGTCTCAGGCCGCGCCACGACTGGCGCTGGTCTGGCATGCCGGAGCGAGAAAACGCATGCAAAACCATGCACCTTATGGATGCATGGCTTATTTGGTTAAAAATAGCGGGATTTACAGGGATTTTTTGACAGTCTACTGCGCGGCCAGTCCGGCGCGTCGACGGGCGTAAATCATGTTCTGTGCAGGGGTGAATTTTTCACGATTATCATCCCGCGAAGGCGCATCAGGCCTGTATCCTATGGCCGTTAAAATATCTTTATCCTGTGCAGAATAATTAATTTCATTTCCTGCGGTCAGCCAGACGGAAAGGGCTTCACGGAGATATGCCATCGAACGGTCAAGCGCGCGGTTTTTTATCATCGCGGGCTGGTTTTTAATCCCCATCAGCTCCGGTGCCAGTGCGGCGGCCAGCTCCGCTCCGTTCTGCTGCATAAAATCATGCAGCCGGTTACGGATGCTGATGCGCTGCACCTCCTCATGCGAGAAGATGTAGCGACCGGCGGCCTGATTAACTTCCCATTTTTTTACGTCAATCAGGTCACGCAGCGTCTGTAATCTGCGGGAGCCTGATGCATTGTCATCCAGCAATAATTCCTGATATTCCTGCATTGCGGCGGCCAGTTCGCTTTTACGGTTCAGCCACGCGGTTTTGTTCGTCTGACAGGCGTCACAGGCCTGCTGTAACGTCAGAGTGGTCACGGGTTGTTTCTCCTTATTAATGGCGGAACGGCGAGCTGTAGCAGCCTTTTACCCGACGGGGTGCAACGGGGGCTGTCGGCACCGGCGCGGTTTTCTCATCGACGCCCGGCGAGCGTATCACTTCAAAAATCGACTCATGCGTTTTAAATGTCGCCGAGCAGTGTACATTCTGGCACTGCAGGTAACTCTCTTTGACGCTGTCAGACATATAGCGGCTGGTGCGAACGTGTGCCGCTGTGCGGCAGAAAGGGCAGCGCATCATGACAGTAACCCCCGTGCCTTAAGGTCAGACTCACGTTTTTTCATTTTCTCAAACCATACCTGACGCTGGCCGGGCGTAACCGCAACATCATGCTCCATATGTGGCAGCGTGGAGGATGAGAGCCCTGTTTTAAACAGCACCGGTTCATCGGTCAGACGGATATTGCAGCCATTCACGGCCTGTTCAAGCCACGCTTTCACCTGCTGCATAACGGCCTGCTCTGGCTGGATATAGCCCTGATGGCCGGCGGTATTGGCAAGCGGGTTATTCAGTACCAGTATGTTGAGTTTCATTGCCCTGACCAGCGCGCTACAGGTTTCACGCAGGGCAGCATTTAGCTCATGCTCTGCGTACTGGCTGAGGACGCTGTGATGTGCCTGACGATACGCTTTGGCCGTCCGGTCACACGCTCCTTTAAGGCTGTCCAGCTCAAAAGACAGTACCTCGTTCATGCTGTCACATTCCTGCGCCAGTTCCCGCCGTGCCACGCGCGCCAGATGGCGTTGTTTCAGCTCGTCGGTAATGACAGCACCACCGGCACGAAAGGCGGCGCGCCATGCGCCGGAATCATTGCCGTTTTCCTGCTCCAGCTCCTTTTTTTGTGCTTTCACCTGGCTGATGGCCGCCGTGGTTTCATCCATGCGTCGGGCATTAATGAGATGTTCCTCTCTGGCCGTCTCAAGCCGTTCCATCGCGGGTTTAAGGTAGTCGGGAATAACAGCGGTATGAGTCATGTCGGGTCTCCTCTTCGTTTCAATCTGAGGAGATTCTGCCGCGCCGGACACAACAACACGATTCATTGCCGTTGTGGCAAAAATGGCACAAACAGACCTTAAAACCCGGCTGGCCAGAGAAAGGTCTCAGGAAAACCTTACTCACTGTTTGTTTTTTTACTTATAACTATTCACTACTGTTCACTGAAAAGAAAAAGATAAGTAATACAGTCAGATAAAGGGTGAACAGTTGAGGGTGTAACTGTTCACCGACTGTTCACTACTGTTCACCGCTACCGGCAATCTCCCTCCGAATGATTCATTGTTTTTTTATTTTTATTTTCTGTAATTAATAGAAGAATCCAATCAGCCGGATTTTATGAGCGTCTCAGCGCGTCGTGTGCCGATTATTTTTCGCCTTTTCATTTCACTGCTCAAATAACAGACAAAACCGCTCCACGACACAACATGCACCTGTTGCACTGGAGAAAAATATTCACAAAATAAAGAGCTACCCGAAGCCGGACGGACACGACCGGCGCTGTATGGATTGTTACGAGGTGGCTTAATGCAAACTGCTTTTTCTTCTCCGTCTTCTGCTCCAGCGGCTCCCCTGATGCCGGTATCTGATGCCACTCAGGAGCGATTTTTACGCCTGCCTGAAGTGATGCATCTGTGCGGTCTGTCCCGCTCCACGCTTTACGATCTCATTAAGAAAAATGCCTTTCCGCAGCAGATAACCCTCGGTGGTAAAAATGTTGCTTGGCTGCAATCCGAAGTCACCGCATGGATGGCCGACCGTATTGCACAACGCAAGCGGGGATATGACGCATGATGCGACCTGTTCAGCAAAAAGCCCCTTTTTCTGGCTTGCATCTTTTGTATGTTTCCTGGTACAGTTTTGCTGTTGCCGCAAAATCGGCAACCGGGCGTGAGAACCCGAGCAATCCATCGGCGATACCAGACGCGCCATGCGTCTTTTTTTGTGTCGCAATCAACGCCACAGAGCACCAGATAATGGTGTGGTGTGCGGACATTCGTGCAGGTGTGACTTTCCGTCGCCTGCCCGTATTCGTACATTATGTCATCATGTCAATGGTAGCTCAGGCGGGGCAGCCCTCGGGCTGGCCGGTATTCGATGGAGCCGGTATTCTCACCCCCGTCTGGGCTATCGCCACTGAGCGTGAGAACTCCGGCGATAGCAATTATCAGCTATCCATCGGAGGTTGCCTTATGGCTACAACCCTCACCCCGTCTCACCATGAATTTATTTTTGTGTTTGCGGCCGTTCGCCGCACTGAGCGTAAACCACATATCTGCATGCTCCGCACCGTTGCCGGTGACGAGCGCACCGCACGCAGTTCCCTTGTCCGCGACTATGTCCTTTCTCTTTCCGCCCGTCTGCCGCTTGCGGAGGTGTCACATGCACACTGAAAACAGCATTCAGACCGTCTCAGCGCGTCGTGATGACCTTAACACTCTTCGCGAGCACCTCAGCATTGAGGCATACCATAAACTCAACCGCGCCAGCACTATAACGCAGTTTGTCGGGCTTGATTTGGGGCAACGTGAATTAACCGGCCTGCATCAGCTTTGTATGCCACATATTTTCAGCTATCTGCACGATGACATCAGTTTTGTTCTGGAGGAACTGAAAGGCAAAGGCCTGTGCCGTGACTTTCTCACTCAGCAAGGCCTGCGGGAGGAAGAAGACCATGTTTGATTTTCCTCAGCCCGGTGAGATTTATCGCTGCACAGGCTTCCCTGATGTGGTCGTGGTCGGCGTTCTGGCCGCTGGCATTCCATGGGATATGCCGTACCGTTGCCCGGCGCTGGCCTGGAATCCGTACCGCCGGACGTACAGCATTCTTGTCCGTACAGAAAATGATGACCATTTTACGGAAATACCGCTCGGTCGTTTTTTGCAGGAATTTACCTGTGTGAAACCAGATCTGTTTAAACGCTGCCGCGAAAATCGTTATGCCGTACTGAAAGAAGTCACTTTCGACCCTGAATTACAGAAGTGGCGGGCGAAAAATATCGATATTTACCAGAAAGATATAACGACTCCCAAGCGAACAGTACCAGCGGCGCGTAAATGGCGGGATATTCCGCGAGCGGATCCAGAAATAAAACCGGATAACAGTTACCGCCATTATCTGTAATTAAAAAACGACATTCCCAAAATTAAATGTGCGTATTCGCGCAGGGATACGCACACCTGCAGGAGAAGAAATTATGCCTGTTTACAGTACGGAACGGCCGCAGAATAAACACCAGCCCGCCATCAGCCGGGCAGACCTCGAATGTCTGGAACATATGCGCAACGTCGGCCTGCTCGTCGGCGATCTGATGCAGGTGCAGGACTGCGCCACCGTTCGCCGTGACCCGGTGCAGCAGTTACAGCTCACCTCCGTGATTTACCTTATGACCGCCCAGCTCGACGGCGTGGTCGAGCGCTGCAATCAGCACTGGCTGACCGGGGAGGGCAATGTATGAAAAAACCATTACCACCCGTATTACGCGCCGCGCTGTATCGTCGCGCCGTGGCCTGTGCCTGGCTGACCCTGTGCGAACGTCAGCACCGCTACCCGCAACTCACCCTCGACACACTGGAAAGCGCCATTGCTGCCGAGCTGGAGGGCTTCTATCTGCGCCAGCACGGCGAGGAAAAAGGCCGCCAGATTGCCTGTGCACTGCTGGAAGATTTAATGGAAGCCGGACCACTCAAGGCCGCGCCGTCGCTGTCCTTTCTCGGGCTCGCCGTGATGAATGAACTTTGCGCCCGTCATATCACCGCACCGGTACTGCACTGAGGGAGAAAATAACGATGAAAATGAACGTAACGGAAACCGTAAAACAGGCCTGTGGCCACTGGCCGAACATTCTCCCTGCGCTGGGTGTGAAGGTGATTAAAAACCGCCATCAGTCCTGCCCGGTGTGTGGCGGCTCTGACCGTTTCCGCTTTGACGATAAAGAGGGGCGCGGGACGTGGTTCTGCAATCAGTGTGGCGCAGGTGACGGGCTTAAGCTGGTAGAGAAAGTGTTTGGCGTGACCCCGTCAGAAGCTGCCGGGAAGGTGAACGCCGTGACCGGCAATCTGTCGCCGGTTGCCCCGGAAGTGATTGCGGCCGCAGAGGCTGAAACGGAGGCCGACCGCAAAGCGGCGACCGCGCTGGCTGTCAGGCTCATGGAGAAAACCCGACCGACCACCGGCAACGCCTACCTCACCCGCAAGGGTTTCCCCGCTCTGGAATGTCTGACGCTCACCGTCATGCATAAAACCGGCGGCGTGACGTTCCGCGCCGGGGATGTGGTTGTCCCGCTGTCTGACGATACCGGCGCACTGGTTAACCTTCAGTTTATCAATGCTGATGGTCTCAAACGCACCTTGAAAGGCGGTCAGGTCAAAGGGGCATGTCATATCATCGAAGGGAAAAAACAGGCCGGAAAACGCCTGTGGATTGCGGAAGGTTATGCGACCGCGCTCACCGTGCATCACCTGACCGGGGAAACCGTCATGGTGGCGCTGTCCTCCGTGAACCTCCTTTCTCTGGCGAGCCTTACCCGTCAGAAGTCCCCGGCCTGTCAGATTGTGCTGGCCGCCGACCGTGACCTGAACGGCGACGGCCAGAGCAAAGCCGCTGCGGCCGCAGATGCCTGTGAGGGCATTGTTGCCCTGCCGCCGGTGTTCGGTGACTGGAATGATGCGTTTATGCAGAAAGGTGAAGAGGCCACGCGGAAAGCCATTTATGACGCTATCCGGCCACCGGCGCAAAGTCCGTTTGATACCATGAGCGAAGCGGAATTTACCGCCATGAGCGCCAGCGACAAGGCCTTGCGGGTGCATGAGCATTACGGCGAAGCGCTGGCGGTGGATGCGAACGGCCAGCTCCTGTCCCGCTATGAAAACGGCATCTGGAAAAATATCCCTGCCGCCACTTTTTCACGGAATGTGGCTGATTTATTCCAGCGCTTACGCGCCCCGTTCTCGTCGGGGAAAATCGCCTCAGTGGTGGAGACCCTGAAACTGATTATTCCGCAGCAGGACGCACCGGCGCGCCGGATTATTCCGCAGCAGGACGCACCGGCGCGGCGCGCCGTCTGATTGGTTTTCGTAACGGGGTACTCGATACCGCCACCGGCACTTTCAGCCCGCATCATAAATCGCACTGGCTGCGCACGCTATGTGATGTTGATTTCACCCCACCGGTGGAGGGCGAAACGCTGGAAACCCACGCCCCTTATTTCTGGCGCTGGCTTGACCGCGCTGCCGGTAGCAAACCGGAAAAACGCGATGTGATTCTGGCCGCGCTGTTTATGGTTCTGGCGAACCGTTACGACTGGCAGCTCTTTCTCGAAGTCACCGGCCCCGGCGGGAGCGGAAAAAGTATTCTGGCCGAAATTGCGACCATGCTTGCCGGGGAAGATAACGCCACGTCGGCTACCATCGAAACGCTGGAATCACCACGTGAGCGCGCGGCGCTGATTGGCTTCTCGCTGATACGGCTGCCTGACCAGGAAAAATGGAGCGGTGACGGTGCAGGACTTAAGGCCATCACAGGCGGTGATGCGGTATCGGTCGACCCGAAATACAAGGATGCGTACTCCACCCATATTCCGGCGGTGATTCTGGCCGTGAACAATAACCCGATGCGATTTACCGACCGTAGCGGCGGTGTTTCCCGTCGCCGGGTGATCCTGCATTTCCCGGAACAGATTGCCCCGGAAGAGCGCGACCCGCAGCTCAAGAACAAAATCGCCCGCGAGCTGGCCGTGATTGTACGCCAGCTAATGCAGAAGTTCAGCGATCCGATGATCGCCCGCACACTGCTCCAGTCACAGCAGAACTCCGACGAGGCGCTCAGTATTAAACGCGACGCCGACCCGACATTTGATTTTTGTGGTTACCTTGAAGCACTGCCGGAGCCTGAGGGGATGTATATTGGCAATGCCAACATCATTCCGCGTCAGCCGCGCCTGTATCTGTATCATGCCTATCTGGCGTATATGGAAGCCCACGGCTACAGGAATACCCTGAGCCTTACCATGTTCGGTAAAGGACTGCCAGCCATGCTGAAAGAATACGGGCTAAGTTATGAGAAGCGCCGGAAAAATCAGGGCATACAGACCAATCTCGCGCTAAGAGAAGAAAGCAACGCCGACTGGCTGCCAAAATGCGATGACCCCATAGCGAAATAACCTGACCTGACCGGCAATTGCC